GTTCTTGTATCACATACTACAGACGTTATACGCTAGCATCTTTATTAGGACTCCAAGCAGTTGATGATGACGCTAATTTAGGTAGCGGTAAGATAGTACAAGCAGAGTTAGCTTGGTTAAATGAAAATACTCCGCAATTCAAAGCGGTTAAGAAAGCCCTCCAAGAGGGGACTGCAACAATAGCAGACGTACGAACAAAGTATAAAGTATCAAAGAAAGTAGAAGAACTACTTAATTAATTAATTTAAATTTAAATTTATGACAACAGGAATTTTATCAGGCTCAATTGATTTAGAATCAATAGACAAAACAAAACTAGCAAAAGGAAAGTATCTGCAATTCGATATCATCTTAAGTGATGAGAGCAAGTACGGAAACAATGCTTGGGTTGTACAGGGTCAGTCTAAAGAAGAGAGAGAAGCTAAAGAAAAGAAGGTATCTTTAGGTAATGCAGGACTTAGATGGATTAACCCAGATGCTACAATAGTAGTAGCACAACGTGAAGAGGTTACCAATACACAACAACAGTCTTCAAGAGAAACAACAGCGGACTTACCGTTTTAATTTAATTGGGAGGGTGTAAAAGCTCTCCCTTTTTTAATACACAAACTATGAGCAAACTAACGAAACTATCTGAAGGGCAAGAGATACCTTACGATTTCTGGAACTACTTAGTAAATCCCATTACTGGATATTACATAGAACCTAAAGACAAATACAATAAAGCTAATCAATACAAATATCACAAGACAAGAAGTTTTAGATAAACAAAACAAATGATAGCACAAGCAAAACACATAGAAGCAAAGATACTAGACATTAAGTACGGTCGGGTGCTGGAAGGTCTAAAGATAGGAATACCAGATATAGACGAATACATAAGATTTAAACAAGGTAACTTCAATCTTTTAATTGGCCACGCTAATGTCGGAAAGACAACTATAATAACATATCTCTTTACAGTATGGGCAATAAAGCACAACTTAAAGTTTCTTGTATGGTCTAGTGAGAATAGTTCTTCAGGTCTAGTAAGAAAGATTATTGAGTTCAAGATGGGTTTACCTATACAAGATGCATCAGACTCACAAATAAATGCTGCTGTTAAATGGACAGACCTTCATTTTAAGATAATAGAAGTTGAAGAGTTGTTTACATACAAGCAATTACTTAAACAAGCAAACGATATTAAAGATGCGTGGGACTATGACGCTTTACTAATAGACCCTTATAACTCTTTAGCAAAAGATACTCAGATAATGAGGGGAGTAGGTTCACACGAATACGATTACCAAGTAGCTTCAGAGTTTAGACTATTTGCAAAGAAAAGAAACGTTGCAGTATATTTAAACGCTCACGGTGTAACGGATGCACTTCGTAGGGTACATCCTAGAGACCACGAGTATGAAGAGCTTCCTCAGCCGCTAGGATTAGCTGGAGTAGAAGGAGGAGGAAAATGGGGTAACCGTTCAGATGATGTAATATCTATTCATCGTTATACAGGTTCTGCAATGGACTGGATGTACTCACACCTTCACGTACTTAAAGTAAAAGAGACTGAAACAGGTGGAAGATGTACACCACACAACGAACCCATCAAGTTAAGGATGAGTCGTAACAATGTTGGATTTGAATTTATGGGTCGCGACATCTTACACAGCAAGAAGACAGACATTACAGAAATACTAAAATTCTAAATTATGATTCAATCAATAGCCTTATTACTACTAATAGCCACTATCTTTGTATTTATAAGCAACCAAGTAAAAGCTGATGTGTATATACAGCCTATCATTGGCTTTATGTTTGGAGCATTATATTCTAAGGAAATACTAGAAGATAGCTTAACACAGTATACTCTGCAATGGTGTGGAGGTTTTATAAGTATTACAATTGTATGGATAAACAAAAAAAGATAATAGGTACAGACTGGTTAAACATCGTAGCTAAACAACACGATGATTGGATTAAGATAGTAAATGCTTTTGGTGAATTTGACTATGCTGAAGACATTGTACAGGAGGCTTACATTAGACTAATTAAATATGCAACACCACATAGGATTATCAAAGATAACAAAGCATCTAGAGGATATTTATACTTTACTTTGCGTAGTGTTTACTTTCAGTATTATAATTCTAAAAGCAAGATTACGAAGATTAGCCTTAATGATGACGAGAATTTTCTACAGATAGCAGACGATACTGATTTAGAAGAGCAAGAAGCTTTTAATAAAGTCTGCACACTTGTTGATGAAGTTGCAGAGGAATGGGCTTGGTATGACAGGAAGCTGTTTAAGTTGTACCGAGATACTGATTTAAGTATAAGAAAGATAGCAGCAGATACCAACATAAGTTGGGTAAGTATTTTTAACACGTTAAAGAATTGTAAAACCGATGTCCAAAGTAAGTTAGGAGAAACTTATGAGGACTACAAAAATGGAGATTATGACAGAATTTAAAGGAGACAAAAGAAGTAAGGCTTTCAAAGAGTGGAAGAAGAACCACGCAGAAGCAAGTAAAGGATTAGGTGACCAAGTAGAGAAGTTTACAGAAGCTACAGGTATTAAGAAGTTTGTTAAGTTTGTAGCTGGTGATGACTGTGGTTGTGATGAGCGCAAAGAGAAACTAAACTATCTATTTCCAAACTACAGACCGAACTGCCTTACAGAAGATGAGTACAACTATCTAGAAGAAAGAGTAGGTAAACTAAACACGGTAACGATAGAAGAACAGAAAGCTTTGTTAAGCATATACAATAGAGTCTTTAATGATAGAAGAGAACTAACAGGATGCAACAGTTGTTTCTTGAACGGTGTTTGGAAAAAGCTAGAGCGGGTCTTTAACGAATACAAGTAAATGAAGGAGCAGGACTTGTTTGATTACCTAGTAGATAATTACTATCCAGACTTAGTTAAGGCTAAGAGTAAAATGAGTAGATGGGATTGTTACTCTCCTGAAACATCACATAGGATAGAACTAAAGTGTAGAGCTGCCCACTACGATACCTTAATACTTGAGAAGAAGAAGTACGATGCAATGGTTTCAAAGTGTAAAGACAACTTGGACATTCCAATGTATATAAACTCTACACCAGAAGGCATCTACAGTTTCAATCTATTTGAAATAAAACCTAAGTGGGAAGTGAAGTATCTTAGAAAAACTACTACATTTACAAACGCTAACCAGATACCAAAAGAAATAGCAATGTTACCAGTAATAGACGCAGAGATATTATGACACCAAGAGAACCAATGATAAAGAAGCTGGAAGTAATGGAGGATATCCAGCTAACAAGTAACCTGCTCACGTTACAATCAAACGTACTGGAATGGGTTAAAGCTAAACCAGACAACAAGAAGCTAAACGAAGTATGTGATGCTGTGGTTAAGATAAGCTTCACCTGTAACAAGTTGCAACTAGAGAAGAATAATTATCATATAGCAATGCAACAATACAGACACGATTCTATTAGAGCTATAGAAAGAGCAAGAAAGGCAGAAGATAGAATAGAAGAGTTAGAGAAAGAACTAAAGGTATATAGAAAGAAACAAGAACTAGGATTATAATGGGAGACTCAGTAAAGAAATACTTTGATAAAGATAGAGACTATTCAGATTGGATAGAGCAACGTTGGACTAAGAACACTACAGAAGACATAAAGACTGATAGCGTAGTAGAAAGCGTTATAAGCCGTTTTAAGGAACGAAGTGCTGTAGGTATAGATAAGTACCAGACAACGCTAGAAGATTCAACAGAGAGCTTTGAAGCATTCTTAAACCACGCACAAGAAGAAGCAATGGACTTCTGTCTGTATTTAGAGAAGTTAAAACAAATGAATGATAAGTAAAAGTTGGAACTGTATAAGCTGCGGAGCATTGAACTCTGGTAGTAGAACAGAATGCGGTAACTGTAAAACAATAAGATATGAAAGAAAACAGACTAATACTAATGGAGAAGAACGTTCAGCAGATACAAAGAGTGTTGATGGTAATGATTCAAAGGATAGAAAAGATGGAGGAGGTAATGTTTAAAGAAGAGAAAGAATGATATTACTGGTAGATGCAGACAGCTTAATCTGGAGTAGCTGTTATAAGAAGAAAGAGAATCCAGAAGATAATCCTTATCACGACAACATAGAAGATGCAACTGCAAAGTTTGATGAGGTTTTTATGTCTATAGTAAATAAGCTAGAAGACTCTTACGATATAGAGAAGGTGCTAGTGTTCTCAGGTTCACTAGGAAACTTTAGAAAGCTAATCACACCTAAGTACAAAGCAAACAGAATAAATACACCTAAGCCCATCCTTTTACAAGAGATGCACGATTGGGTCAAAGAGAACTATAACTCACTATACGGTCACGGCATAGAGACAGATGACTTAGTAGCTAAGTACTGGTACGAGCTATCTCAAGAAGTAGGAAGAGACAACGTAATGATTATCTCAATAGATAAAGACTACAAACAATTCCCCTGTTTAATGTACAACTATCACTATAAGCACCAGATAGTATATGACATAACAGAAGAGGAAGCAATGTTTAACTTCTATGAGCAAATGATAATAGGAGATACAGCAGACAATGTAAACTACTTTAAAGGTAAAGGAAAGAAGTTTGCAGAGAAATACTTAGCTGATTGTAATACACAATACCAATACACAAAGAAAATGTATCAACTCTTTAAAGATACATACAAGGGAAAAGCAAAGCAGAGATATGTAGAATGCTATAACTTATTAAAACTTCGTACAGAATTTTGATATGTCAAAAATGTTTTGTAGTTTTACACAAACAAACAAACATATTATGAATTACACAGACTTTATTTATTCGCAGTACACAAACCAAGAACTTACAGAGATTATAGCGGGAAACAAATATGACGGTAGCTATTTGGATTCACACGCTAAACGATGCAGATTAGAGATAATCAAAAGACATCAATCAGAACAAGAAACTTTAACATTAAACTAAACAAATGAAAGCAGAATACACACAAGTAGTAGTAAACAAAGCAGAGCTACTAAAATACGTAATAAGAAAACACCTAAAAAAAGAGGTAAACGAAGTAGGTAGAGATAGACTATTAATAGAAGCTAGGTTTATATACTTCTACATCCTAAGACAAAACGAGCAGATGGTCTTCCAAAAGATAGGTGACACCGTTAATATGAATCACGCCTCAGTACTACACGGATGTGAAAAGGTTAAGTTCTGGTTAGAAACAGACCACCAATTTAGAGATAAGTATCTAATGGTACTAGCAAGCTACAACAGAGGAGTTTACGGAATAGCAAAAGAAAAAGAGACAAACGAACTAAGAGACAAACTAAACAAAGAGAGAGAAGAGAAAACAAAACTAACAAAACCTGAAAAGCAAGCAAAGAGACTAGGAGCTGTATACGATAAACTACACCTACTAATAGACAAGACACCAGAAGAGAAAGCAGATGACCTCTTAACAAGGGTAGAAGCTATATACAATATGATGCAAATGGATTTAAAACGTAAAAGGATATGATGGGAAGTTATTTATTATTATTCTTCTTAGGATGG